TACAGCTCTTTAAACGCTACTTGCAGGATCATTATCCGGACTGGAGCGAGGATGCCATGACATATAACAAGTGGAAATACACAGCCACGGAGCGGTGAGTGGAGCAAAGAGGCAGCAGGCATCAAAAAAGGAGAAAAATCAGAAAGGAGTGAGAGGTTTGCTGGCCAGCATGAAAGACGTCTTTACTCCAAGAAGAAAATGGAATCCGTACAGGAAAGAATGGAACGGTTGGGAACGAAGCAGAAGATTGAGACCTTCATGCAGAAGGAGAAACAGCCGTATGAATTTAAGAGAAGATATGCGCAGATCCGTGCGGATGAGTTTCGGCGGGAATGCGATAAACGAGGGTTGAACTGTCATGTGTCGGTAGGCGGATTAGATAGCATCATCCTTTACATATTCCTCAAAAAAATATGCAACATTGATGTCCCAGGAGTATCTGCATCCTATCTGGAAGATAAGAGTATTCAAAGGGTACATCGGGCAATCGGAATCATAAATGTGCCACCGCTGAAACGAGAGGACGGAACCTACTGGAGTAAGCCAAAGGTGATCCAGGAGTTCGGATTCCCGGTAATATCCAAAGAGGTGGCAGCAAAGATAGAACTGTTACAAAATCCGTCTGAGAAAAATAAGACGGTGCGACATGCCATTATTACTGGCGAGACCGGGGAGTATGGTGGATGGCAGAAAGATTCCAGAATGAAGCTTAATCATCGGTGGTTGAAACTGTTCGGTGGGTATGAGAATGAAAACGAAGGCTGTGACTTTCAGAAGCCGGATTTCTTGGTATCTTCCAAGTGCTGTTATTACCTCAAAGAAAAGAACTGCGATGACTGGGGAAAAGAGCATAACAGTGTTCCGTATTTAGGTCTGATGGCATCTGAGGGTGGCAGACGTGCCAAGAGCCTGCGGATGAACGGTTGCAACTACTTCGGGGCATCTACAATCAGATCAGCACCGTTTGCCATCTTCCACCGACAGGATATTCTGACACTGGCACTGGAGATGGACGAGCAGTGGCGGAATGGATGGAAAGAAGAATTCCATGAGCAGTTATTACGTGAGGGCAGGATTACAGAGAACTTTGTGATGCCGGATTCCTTGATTCCGGAGATCTACGGAACCATAGAGAAGAAACCGGACGGAACTCTGTATACTACAAAAGCGCAGCGTACCGGATGCTCGATGTGCGGATTCGGAATCCACATGGAAAAAAGACCACACCGGTTTGATCTGCTCTATGAGAGTAATCCGAAGGAATGGGACTATCTGATGTTCCACATGTGCAAAGATGCGGATGGAAATGATTACGGTTGGGCAAAGGTACTGGAGTACATCGGTGTTGGATGGGATCCGACAACAATCGGCGGGAATTGCAAGGGGCAGATAAGTTTACCGTTGGATCAGATGAAGTGAGGGATATATGACAGACAAGGAAAAGTTAGAACGATATGAAAAAATGAATACTGGAATTAGGCCCAAACATCACAAAGGAAATCATATTAAAGATTGGTGGACATGTGGGCAATGCGGAGCAACGGTGTCCTGCGGTGTAATATCTAATTATTGTATTAGTTGTGGGTATAGGATTAAATGGGATAGTCCCAAATGCTTGACTGGGACAGATGAAGAATAGAAGAAAGGAGCCGAACCTCCGGCCGGGGTAATGCTATAGCAGGTTCCTTTAAGAAAATGACCTACAGAGAGTTTTTAGAATCGAAAATAGAGCTGGCGCAGGACAGTGGATTTGTTGTGGATCCTGCGAAAATCAATAAAGCATTAAAACCGCATCAGCGTGACGCTGTGACCTGGGCATTGAAGGGTGGCAGAAGGGCATTATTTGAATCTTTCGGCTTGGGAAAGACCATACAGGAGATTGAATTCTGCCATCAGGCAGCGGAACACTGCGGAGGAAGAGCACTGATTGTACTGCCACTGGGAGTAAAGCAGGAGTTTACTCGGGATGCCGTGGAGATCCTTGGCTATGAGAAGCCGGAGTACTGCCGGACGATGGAAGAAGTGGAGCACAGAACCAGTCAGATCGTGCTGACCAATTATGAGCGTGTCCGGGATGGAGACATCCGGCCGGAATACTTCGCGGCCACATCCTTGGATGAAGCCAGCGTTTTACGGAGTTTTGGCAGCAAAACCTATCAGACGTTTTTGGATAAATTCAAGAACGTACCGTATAAGCTGGTAGCCACGGCCACCCCGTCACCGAACAAATACAAGGAGCTGATCCATTACGCTGGGTACCTGGAGGTAATGGATACTGGGCAGGCCCTTACAAGATTCTTCCAACGTGACAGCACCAAGGCGAATAACCTGACACTTTACCCGAACATGGAAGATGAGTTCTGGATGTGGGTAAGCAGCTGGGCATTGTTTATTACAAAACCTTCTGATCTCAATCCGGAGTATTCCGATGAAGGCTACGATCTGCCGGAACTGGATGTGCGGTGGCATGAACTGCCGGTACATTACGGGGATACGGCGGACAGGGATGGCCAGATGCAGTTATTCCAGGAGGCGGCGGAAGGATTGAAAGAAGCAGCTGCCGTAAAGCGTGATAGCATCGGGACGAGGGTAGCAAAGATGCAGGAAATTGTAAACGGATCACCGGAGGATCATTTTCTCTTGTGGCATGATCTCGAAAGTGAAAGAGCGGCGATTCTCAAAGAGATTCCCGGTGTTGTGGATATCTACGGTGCTATGGATTACGACCTGCGGGAGCAGAGGGTCATTGATTTCTCAAATGGAAAAAGCCGGCTGTTTGCCACAAAGAAATCCTTATCTGGATCCGGATGTAACTTTCAGAGATACTGTCATCGTGAGATTTTTCTTGGAATTGATTATGAGTTCAATGACTTCATTCAGGCCATTCACCGGTGTTACAGATTCTTGCAGACGGAACCGGTAGTAATCGACATTATTTACATGGAGAATGAGCGGCAGATCAGGGAAGCACTGGAAGAAAAATGGAAGAATCATAATCACATGGTTGCAAAGATGATAGAGATCGTAAAAAAGTATGGTCTGAACTCTGCAAACAAGGCAGAGCGGCTGGAAAGGAAGATGGGTGTGGAAGGAAGCAGAGAAGAAAGAACGGTAAGGGGAAAACATTATGAAGCGGTATATGGCGACTGCGTAGAAGAGACCAGAGCAATGGAAGGTAACAGCGTTGATCTGATACATACCTCTATTCCCTTCGGTAATCATTATGAGTACAGTGCCAATTATAACGACTTCGGACACAATCAGGATACTGGCAGGTTTTTTGAACAGATGGACTTTTTGACACCGGAACTGCTCCGGGTGCTCCGACCCGGCAGGGTGGCAGCTATCCACGTAAAGGACCGCGTACTGTTTGGAAATGCGACTGGTACCGGAATGCCTACTATCGAACCTTTTCATGCACAGTGCATCAGCCATTACATGAAGCATGGTTTCCAGTATTTCGGAATGATTACTGTTGTGACGGATGTGGTCCGTGAGAATAACCAGACATACCGCCTTGGATGGACAGAACAGTGCAAGGACGGATCCAAGATGGGAGTAGGCTGTCCGGAATATATCCTGCTTTTCAGGAAACTGCCGACAGACAGATCTACGGCATATGCGGATGATCCAGTCAAAAAATCGAAAGAGGATTACACCCGCGCCCAGTGGCAGATCGACGCACACGGATATTGGAGATCATCCGGAGATAGACTGGTCAGCAAGGAAGAATTGGAGAGTATATCCGTGGACAACCTTCAGGCCGTGTACAGGGAATACAGCCGGGAACATATTTACAACTACGAGGAACACGTAGAGCTGGCAAAGAAGCTAGATGAAAATGGAAAACTACCGGCTACCTTTATGGTGGTTGCGCCGGGAAGTTGGAACCAGATGGAAGTATGGGATGACATCAACCGAATGCGTACCCTTAACACAGCACAGAGCCGCAGGCGGGCACAGATGCACGTATGTCCATTGCAACTGGATATCGTGGAGCGGATCATCAACAGATACAGTAATGAGGGCGATACGGTCTATGATCCGTTTGGTGGCCTGATGACAGTACCCATGACAGCGGTGAAGATGCACCGGTACGGTAAAGGTTGTGAGCTGAATCCAGATTACTTCAGGGATGGTGTGGGGTACCTGCAGGCAGCGGAGAATGAGGTGGACGAGCCTACATTGTTTGATTTTATGCCGGAGGTGATGCCATGATTAACGGAGAACTAATCGTTGACAACTTTGCCGGCGGCGGGGGCGCGTCCACTGGAATAGAGATGGCAACCGGATACAGTGTTGACATTGCCATTAACCATGATCCGGAAGCTATCCGGATGCACAAGGCCAACCATCCAAACACAAAGCATTACTGTGAGGACGTATGGCAGGTAGATCCGGTGAAAGCATGCAATGGGCATCCGGTAGGCCTTGCCTGGTTTAGCCCGGACTGCAAACACTTTTCTAAAGCCAAGGGCGGAAAACCCAAGGACAAATTTATCCGCGGTCTTGCATGGGTAGCCTTAAGATGGGCGGGGCTTGTTCGACCGAGAGTGATTATGCTTGAGAACGTGGAAGAGTTTAAGACATGGGGACCGCTGAACCGCGGACATCATCCGATTAAGGCAAAACAGGGGAAAACCTTTGAGAAATTTGTTCGCCAGCTTACAGATTTAGGGTATGAGGTGCAGTTCAAGGAACTGATTGCCGCTGACTATGGTGCACCCACTATGCGCAAGAGATTTTTCATGATTGCGAGGTGTGACGGTAATCCGATTGTATGGCCGGAGCCGACACACGCACCGGCAGACAGCGAATCGGTAAAGTTAGGACTGCTTAAACCGTATGTGGGCGCATACACACAGTTGGACTTTTCCCTGCCGTGCCCGTCCATATTTGATACCGCGGAGGAAATCAAAGAGAAATATGGAATCCGGGCGGTACGTCCGCTGGCACCTAAGACGATGGAGCGGATTGCGCGGGGACTAAAAAAGTTTGTCCTTGAGAATCCGGAGCCGTTTATCATCCAGTGCAATCATGGCGGTGAGCGTAGACCGAACGATATCCGGGAGCCGATGCCGACAATCACCGGAAAGCACGGGTACGGGATTGTGGAGCCGTATATGGTGCAGATCGGACAGACTGGCTTTGCAGCAGACAGGAGCAAGGATGTTAGGGATCCGCTTACAACCATAGTGAGTAAGAATGAGCACTGTCTGATAAGTCCGACATTGATCCAGTATCATTCGGAGACAGCGCAGGGAGAAGTCCGTGGACAGACGATTAAAGATCCGATCATGACCGTTGATGGATCAAACCGATACGGGTTGGTTACCTCATTCCTGCACAAGTATTATGACGGTGGCTACAAGGGAGCAGGAGAGAGTATGGAGAAGCCATTGCCGACAGTTACCTCATGGGATCATAACAGCGTGGTTACAGCAAATTTGATTCAGATGAATAACCACTGTGACGGTCGGGACGTAAGAGACCCAATACCTACAATCACAGCAGGTTACGGACACTTTGGAGAAGTCAGGGCATTTCTGATTAAATACTATGGACAGGGAACAGGGCAAGATATTGAGAAACCGCTTGATACAGTCACAGCACAGGATCGCTTCGGACTTGTAACTAT